CATATATTGAATGTTCAATATCATATCTATAATTTATTATAGGTTTATTTAACCAACTTAGAGATTCTAATAAATCTTTAAGTACATAACTTGCAGAAATAGTGTCATTTTCATTAAGAATTGATTCATTAACTTCATTTAATTTACTAATTAATGTTTGATTCCAATCCTTTTGAAATTTTTCGTTAGAATTTTCTGGCATTAAATAATTCCATTTTTCCATGATTATTTTAATTTTATATTAATAATATTTTATATGATTACAAATATATAACATTTAAATTAAATTGTCAAGTATTATTATATTTCTCCGTTATTTAAATCCAATATTATTTTTATTTTCAACATAATTTTCATCTTTTTCATAAAAGACATCTGCTAATGATACTTCACTATCATATATTTTATTAATATTTAATTCTATAGCTAATTTATTTGCATTTTCAATTGTAAGTGCTTTAAAATTATGTTTAAATAATGTTCTTCCCTTTCTTAAAAGCGCATTATCTATATTATCTGCAACATTATATGTTAAAATTATTTTTAAATTTAATGCTTCCCCTAATAAACCATCGCCTAAATTTAATAGTGTAGATATATTATTTGTATTAATTTTTCTTGATTTAATTAAATTTTCACAATCCTCTAAAATAATAACGCTATTTTTTAAATTATTTAAAATAAATGATTGTAATGATGGGTCATTAAATCCTTCAATGTTTTGAATTGAAAGATTATAAAACTTTTTATTAATAATAGATAATAAATATTTTATTAATGTTGTTTTTCCCGAACCCGGAATTCCAGAAAATAATAAAATACCGCATTTATCATTATTAATAATATCAACTATTTTATTAATATCTAAATCATTATAATAATATTTTTTTATTTCTGGCGCATGAACTTCATAATCTTGTAATGAAAAATTATTATTCTGATGGGATATTTGATAAAATTTTGGTTTTTTTATATCTTCACAAATTCTATAATTAGATATGAATTTTTCAATAAATTTATTATGTTCAATATTATTAAGTAAAAATATTAAATAAACACTAAATGTTTTATTATTAGAATTTTTAAAAATTTGAATGAATAAATCTTTATTTAAATTTGTAAAAATGCTGTCATTAAAAAATGGTATAACCTCATATCTTTGAATATTATTTCCTATTTCCAATAGATGATATTCATCCCTTTTAAAATCAGATGAATTAGATTGAAACATAATTAAATTATTTTTATATAAAAAATTAATTAATTCATCATATTTACAATAATTTCCATTTAAAGAAATAATTTTATACTCTATTGAGTTATTATAATAAATAAATAATTTTTTTATAAATATATCAGAATTACTAACAATATCTAATATATTTGAAGAATTCATAATTTTATTCATAATTTTATGTTTTAAATTAACTACAAATATATAAAATTATATTTAAATAATAAATGTTATTATAATATAAGTTTAAATTTTATATTACCACAATTATAGATTCTTAAATATTTTCTTTCTAAATTTTATATTTAATTTTTTACTAAAAGTCTTGTTTTAATTAACCAAATATTTTTTGAAAATATGTATACTAAATGTAATCCAATATCTGAATAATCATCAATTAAAAATTATGACGGAGAATATTATGTGTTGAAAGAAAATAAAAGCAGTTATATTTTTATTAAATCTTTTTAAATAAAAATAAAAAATGTTTGTTAAATTGATTTAATTTTGTATATTTGCTCACATAGAAAAAATTTTTTAATCTAAATTAGAATCATATGAAAGATAATCAAACACATGAATTAAAATTTTTAAATAAAAATAAAAATAATTTTGAAAAATTAAATCAATTTATTAATATTAATCGAAATAATATTCGTTTAATATTAGCATCTCCCGAAATGTGTGAATATTTAAAATCATCAAATGATTGTGAAAACATTATTCATAAAGGTTATCCAGAATTTACTCATATAAAATATAAAGGAATTTTTGTTATTGAAATCCCATTAAAATTTCCAATAAATGTAATTAATTTTATATTAAAAAATAATGATATAAAATTCAATATTCCATGTATTTGTGGAATATATAAAGATGAGAAACATTCATAATTATCATGCAAAAGACCTATAATAATTTATTTAATTATTTTTATATGCAGTTAATATTGCCTCATAATCTGCAATTGCTTTATTAAGTGGAAATGGAATTCTAATTAAAACACCTTCAGGAATATCAAATTCATTGGCATATATATTATTTCCGTAAAGTATTATAAAATCATAAAAAGGATTTCCATAATATTTTTGAGATATTTTATCCAATCTACTTGAAGGAGTCCAATATTCATATTTATCACTAGAATTAACAGGCAAATTTACAAATGGCATAGAATCTATTGTACCATCTGAATTTTTTAAAATTGAATATCTATCATAGTCTTTGTATGGCATTATTTTCGTTGTGTATTTTGTGTTTGTAATGTTTTATTTACTGCATCTGAACTATTTGCTGTTGGAACATCATTTGATATACCATTTTTATAACTCATTTGCGCTGCTGAAACTTTTGAAGGACGTGCATACATGCCATTTTTACTAAATGTTGAATTTGCATATTGATTAAATGATACTGCATTTTGTAATGCATCGATAGGTCCTTCTAATGATTGACCGCCAATTAACTTCATTTGTAATGTGATTTTAGCCATCATAGGTTGCATACCAAATCCTTCCGGATTCATATCCCAAGTAGTTTCATTATAATCAAAAGTAACATTTTCAATAATAACTTTTGTATAGAAAAAATCACCTACTCTTAATATACAAATCGGTTGTCTACCAAAAACAGAATTTCTGGCTCTTAATGTACCTGCAGCATCAATTTCAGGAATAAATTGTTTCGCAGAACCTTGTCTTGTACATTGCTGTAAAAAAGTTAAACGTCTATGAAAATTTTCTGGCGTTTGTGTATGAAATGCTGGATAATAATTATTTTTAATTATTGATTCAAAACCATTCAATATTGCCTTTTCTCTTGTTGCAAAAATATTATCATTTGGAATAATTTGATTATTATATTGTTTAATTAAATATTCAGTCGCTGCTATTTCATTTTTTATTTTTTGGACATCTTGTTGTTGATTTGTATTTTGTATTTGTTTTTTTGATTCAATATTTTTATTATTTTTTTTAATATTAATTGATGCACGTCTTTCTTCTTTCACAGTTTTTAAAGTTATACCATTTACTGTTGCACCTTCAGCACTACCGTCAGCACTACCACTACTTAAATTTGACACAATATTGATTCCTAATTCATTTAAACTTACTTTAAAAATCGCTTTTAAACGTTCCTCAACTAAATGTTTTGCTGCTGCAATTCTTCTATCGCCAAGTGCTTTATTATAAGCAGCTTCATCTTTACCTTGATATAATTTAGATGAACCACCATCAATTATAATATCATAATATTTTCTATTTTCAGGATTACTATATACATCAGATAATATTTTATTTAATGAATTATTTTTATTAGATATATTATATTGTGGAATCGAACTACCAGTAAGAACAAATGTTCTATTTTCTGTATCAGCACTAAGTCCAACAACTTCATAAATACCACCATTTTTACTATCATTTAATCCAAAACCATTACCATCTTTTTCTGAAATACAACCTTCTCTAATTTCATAATGAAGTGGATTATTATACATATCTTCAATAACAGTATTAACTTGTGCATCAGTTGGAATATCATTAGGAAAAAATATTTTTATCTCTGGTGCTGATATTGGTGCAACATCGGCTTGTTTTGTCGGACCTGTTATTTGAGTAATTTTATCTTGAAGTTGTTTTAATGATAATTCTAAATCTTCAACTGTTTTTTGAGGTACTAATTCATTACCGCCAAATGCAAAAAAATCAGCAATATTTTTATTTTGATTTTCACCTTGATAATTTCTAAGTTGTTCTGGATAATCAATAAGTAATGTAAAACTAAGTGTTGCAGTTCTTTCTGAATTCATATAATTATACATTGGTTCATTTCTACCAACCATTACTGTTGATTCATATTTAGCACTTGCTGTTTCATTAAGTTGTATATCATATGGTGGAAACCACATAATTCGTCCTTTAAACGGTCCAACTTCACTTAATGGTATTATAGAATGCCATTCATCATCAATAATACCATAACTATCATTTGGAATTGCAACTATTGCAAGATTTTCAATACTAAACATCATATTTTTAGGATTAAGAAATGGATTACCATTATCATTAGTTTCCCATTCTGGATGAATTTTTGGAATTACAGTTTTATAAATAACTGAATTTTGATTACCACCATAAACAATATTTCCTTTATATCTTATTGTTTTTGCAAATCTATCATACTGGTCTACCATTGTATGTTGACGTATACCTGTTTTCCCAGCTATTTTACTTTCACTTGCATAATTACTATTATTTGCTTGCCATAATGGAGAACCATTAAAACCAATAATTTCATTATTACTTTCTTTAAATACTTTTCTTGTAATATCAACAAAATATCCAGAACTTGCATTTAATAAATTTTTTGTATATTCTAATAATCCACCATTTATTCGATAATCAATAATATTTGATGTTGAATTTAAATTATTTGTTTCATCATCAGCATTACCATGTTGTTGAGCTAAATAGCTTTTACTGTCATCATTAATACCATCTCTACCCCAAACTAATTTATCTCCAATATCATCAGTAGTTATATCTGATTTATTATCAACAAAATTATTAATATCTTCTTTAAGTGTAGATTTATTTGCTGTACCAAAATTTTTATAAATAAAATCATAATTTGGAGCATATTCTTGAATAGTATTTCCTAATGTTATATATGAATATGCGGTTTTTTCATCATTATTAGCATAATCAATAGAACTTTGAATAAAAACATTACTTGGTTTTTTTAAATAAGGATATGCATTTTTATTATTAAAATTAAAAAATATTCGATTATTAATAATGTTATTTACTGGTTGAATTGGTTGTTTAATATCAACTCCATTTTGAAGAATTGTTGAACTACTATCATCAGGTCCGATTTGTTTATAAACATTTAAATTTATTCCTTGATAAAAATACGTTAATTGACCTTTACCAGTATTTTTTATATAATCAGCATTTGTTGAACCAATTGAACCTGTAGTATGTAAACTTGGTTTAAAAGGATAGTTATTACCAACAGCATCAGTATTAAAAAATATCTTACCAATAAATCCACCCGCTTTATCTAAAAGACTTTTATCATCTTGATTATTTATTGTAATTGTATTATTAATATTTTTTTCAAAAGGACTTTTTCCTTTTAATACATTTGAAAGATTAACTGTTGGAAGGTTTTGTTGTGCAAGATGTGATGCTGAATTATAAAACATTTGTTGACCCAACATTCTTGTACCAATTTCAGTTAATGGTGTATTTGAAAATCCTCTTAATAATAAACTATTTTCAATATTAAAATGTTGATATTGTGGTATTACACTTAAAATACTGGCAATAGAATCTGCAACCTTACTTTTATTTCTAAGTGAAAGTTTATCTGTTGATTCATATTCATTATCAAGATTATATAAATTACGTGGTATTAATTGATTTCTAAATTGTTCACCACTTACAAGTAACCTTGAATTTCCATTAATATCAGCCATTAATATTATTTTTAAATAAATACTTGTAGAATAAATTTATAATATCTATTTTTACATTGGTGAAAACTATCCCAATCTATAAAAGATTAATTACTTATTTTTTTAAAATAAAATTGAGGGTGAAATATTTTTTATTTATAAATAAAATTAATAATTATGAAACTAATTTCAATTATGAAAATAATTGAACATAGTTATCCTATGTTGTTAAATTTTTATTAGATTTGAAAAAATTAATAATAAATATTATAATTTTGTTCTTTTATTTAAAAGAAAGAGTTTTTGAGTGATTAATTAATTTAACTAAAATAGTTTCGTAGAAGTTTAATGAAAAAACTTGTCAAAGTTATAATATTTTATTTTAATAATCAAGACTTTTTATAAATTATATGAAAATAAATATTATTTTCCTGCTTTACCTGTTTTTAATGCTTGTTGTTTATCAATTGCTATTACTGTATTATAAACTTTATGCATAAATTTATCACCATCAAGATTTAATGTAACATCATTTTGTAATGTAACTTGACCACCATTAGCAAATTCAACTTTTAATGGAGATTTTAATAGTGTTGCTAAATCAGCTAACATACCACCACCTTTAGTATTCATTTTTGATATACTTTCAACTGCATTTTGAACTGCAATAAAATCATCTTTACTACCATGCATTACAGCATTTATTTGTTTAAATGATTCTCCTACTTTTACAAGAGCATCAGCATGTTTTGCTATAGTATGCATAGTTGCAGCAAATGTAATAAATCCTAACGCACCAAAAGTAAATCCCATCATTGCTAATGATATAGCAGCAATACCAGCACCAACTTCTAACATAGCAGGACCTGCTCCTTTTGATGATTCAACAAGTTTTGCTAAACCCATTGCCATAAATCCAATACCAGCAGCAGCAATACCAATACCAGCACCAATACCTAATGCTGCAAGAGCTAACATACCTAATCCTTCAGTACTTATTGTAGCTGCCATACCAATAGCAATTATTGCAGCAGCAAGTGCAGCACCACCAATTACAAACCAACCTAATGATTTAACAATATCTTTTAATATTTTTGCTTTTTCTGGTGTTAATTTACTTAAAGAATCAGCAAGTTTACTAATACCAACAGCAGCAACTCCAATACCAGCACCAACACCTAATGCTCCCATTCCAATACCAGCACCAATACCAGCAGCAGCACCACCGCTTATGCCTTTACCTGCACCACCTTCAACTGCTTCAGTAAGTCCACCACCTTTACCAAATTTACCAATATTAGTAATTTTACTACCAATACCACTTTTTATAAAACTATCAATACTATTTTTAATTCCAATAGAAGCTATTTTCCATGCACCGCCAGCAGCAAGTAACATTAAACCTGCTTTCCACCAACCACTAGAACCTTTAGTAAAATCACCAATCCAGTCAGCTATATTATCAAATGTTTTTAATATTGTATTAATACCTCTTAATATTGGTAATAATGCTGCTTTTAATTCATTAATTGTTGCTTTAAATACTTCATCAAATGTTTGTGCTTGTTTTGCACGTTCTTCTAAACTAACTCTTTCCTTAACAAAACTTTTAGCTTGGTCTTGTGTTAAATTACTAATATCTCGCATTTGACCAGCAAGTTGAACTTGATATTTACCTGTGGTAGTGTTAAAAAATGCAGCACCTTGAATAAGTTCTTTTTCACGGTCAGTTAAACCCATACCTTGTAATTTATCTGCCATTGTACTTATATCAAGTTGTCTTAAAGCCATTGCTTTCATTTCATCAGCATTAATACCCAATGCTTTACCAACTTGGGTAAGTCTATCCATATCAGCAGGACTAATAAATTTTTGAAATGTACCATCAATATTTTTTCTTAAAGTAGCAATACCTTTAGTTAAATCAGCAATTTTTGCTTGTAATTTGGCTGGGTCATTACGAGCGAAATATAAAGTTTCAAACATATCCATTTTTGCAAATTGACCACCCATTACTTGTAATTGTGCCACCATACCAATCGCACCTTCAAGTGTTCTTCCCATATCTGCAGCATTTAATGCACCATCAATACTAATTTTAAATTTTTCAGCATATTCTGCCATTTGAGCAAAACCTTTTACTCCTTGCTGAAAAGTATATCCTTGTAATTTTTTAAAATTATCACTTATATTTTTAAGTACCTTAGTTGTATTAACACCCATTCTTTCAGAAGTATCAACAACACCTTGAACATAATCCATTGTTGATTTAGCATCAATACCCATTATTTCAAATTGAGCACCAAGTTTTGTTGCTTGTTCAATTCCAAGACCAGTACCTTTACCAATCATTGTAATATCTTTTACCATATTAGAAGATAAAACACGTGCTCTACCAGTTTCATCAGCAAAACCTTCCATTATTCCTTGAACATCTTCAAGGCTTCCACCTAATCTTGCAACAAAACCAGCAGATTGTTCAAATGAATCTCTCATCATATCTGCCTTAGTACCTGACATTCCGAGATTAAGAATAGTACTTTTAATATTTTTATCTTGTGATTGTAAAAAAGTCCAAGTTTGTTTTAAAGCAGAAGCTAATCCACTTGCTAAATCAACAATTTTTTCTCTGGCTTTTATTTCTTTTTGAAGTTGTTCATTAATTAATTGTTGTTGTTTTGATAATTTTTTTAAAGTATCGTATTCAGTATTTTGTAATTTAATTAAATTATTTAAAACACCTTTTTGACGATTATTTAAATCATTATAATTTTGTTGTAATTGATTAATAAGAGATTGTCTTTCACTTCTTCTTTCTTGTAAATCAGCTACTTGTTTTTCAATATCTAAATTACTTTTATATGTAGTTTGCAATTCCTTAGTTAAATTAAGGAGTTCTTTCATTGCTTTTGTTCTACTATCATCAGCCATAATAATATTTTATATTATATAATATAAATACAAAGACCAAGATTTTTATTTTCTTGGTCTAAAATTGTTTTTATTTCTTGCTTGTTCTTGCAATCTTTCAATTTCTTCATTTTCTTTTTGTAATAAAAATAAGAAATGTCGTCTACGATATATTGGTAGATTCTCGATATAATCTGCTTGAAACTTAGCGTGTTTGGTTAAAATGTATATCTCTTCATTAACCATTTTTTTATACTCACCCGCTAAGTGTTGGGGAAAAAAAAATCAATACCAACTGCTAAATTTGCAGTAAATTTAAAGCCATCTTTAGCAATAAATTCATATGACATATCAACATCTGGACTGACATCAATTATTTTTCTACGAATAGTAAATGCATCAAGTGCTGGCATTGCGTCCACAAATTTATCAATATATGCTCTATCTGATTTTTCATTAATTGCAACAATATGTGCTTTTAATTTTAAAGTATTATATTGACTATATTCTTCATTATATGCTTCTTTTATTGATTCTGATTTTTTAAAAAGTTTTGTTTCTTCACCAGCAGTAAGTAATTTAATAGTAGCAATTTTTTTACGCATTGGTAATTCAATTGTAAAATAACCATATTGGTCTGGCATTTCTTTAGTTTCTTTATATCTGAGTTGAAGTAAATCAACAACTGCTTTAAAAGGAACACCTGTTCTTGGGTCAGTTACTTGTACAGTATATTCAGGACCATAGCTTGAACTACGTAGGAATAAGATAATTGCATTACGGTCACCCGGTAATAAATCTTCTGGATTAACACCAGCAGTTTTAATTTTTCTTTTTAATAACATATCTAAAACCATACCACTTTCAAGTAATGAAGGAGTTGTAAGTAAATCCTCATCTTTTGAAGTCATATATTCTACATTAACTTCATTAATTTGATTAGCATAAAATAAACCCTTTGAAGGTAATTTAACAATTTCATATGAAGTCATTAAATCTGGGTCGGTTTCTTTCATCATAGTTTTTTCAAATTCCTGTGGATTAAATGTTGGTGCTTTTGGTATTTCACCAATAACATTATTAGATATTGGTTGTGATGGAATTATACCTTCACCACGTTTTTCTTTATATTTTTTAAGCACTTCACCAATACTTTCTTTTGGCTGTAATTCTTCTTCTTTTCCCATGTTTTTATAAATTTTTATATTTTATTATTGTTTTCAGTAAATAAATACTACGAAAAAAATTTTCAACATAATTCAAGATTTTTAAATAAAACACGTATTAATATATAATTGATACTATTTAGAAAATTTAGTGTTATTTAAAGTAAAGAATTAAATAAAAAATGAAAAAAGAAATTGAAAATAAAATATTAGTTATATATATTGGTGTTGCAGGTATTCGTAGTGTGGATATTGAAACTTTCACACAAAAAGTTACAAAAAAAATTATACCAGCAACATTTCAAGGTGAAATAATAATAATACCAACACAATCAGTAGATACAAGAATTGAATGTATTAATCCTATATATATAGTACAATCAGAATTAATTCAAAAACATACTGAATTAATGAAAGAATTAAATGAACATCTCAAATATCAATTAAATATATTAAAAGATAATAAAAAAAGAAAAAAAAATGAGTAAAATAAGAATAGGTATCGTTATTGACGAAATATTAAGAGCAAAATGGCTTCAATTTGATAGATTTTATGCACAAGAATTTGGTGAAGAAGGAATTCCTGAAAAACAACCATATGTTTATGATTTTTTTAAATATTATCAGTGGAAAGATACTGAGGAAATAGTTAAAGAAATGCGTGAACCAGAAGAAACACCAGAAAATGTTAATCCAATTGATTATCAAGTAGATGAAAAAACTGGTGAAGCACCTGCAGACTTTTTATTATTTAAAAAAGAAGAAAAAATAAAAAAAACAGCACGTGAAGTATATAATCGTTTTATGTATGAGGATTATTTATTTGAAATACATGGTGCAGCACCAATAATGTATAAAAATATGGATTTACATGTTAATAATTTTTTATTAAAATATGCAAATTCTGCAAATTTTATAGTAATGAATGTTGAAAATAGATTTAGTATACCACCCACACTTTTTTTCTTAAGTAAAATATCATGCAGATTTACAAATTATAAATTTGTTGATAAAGCAATAGATATGTGGCGTGATGTTGATGTACTTATTACTACTGACCCTGAAATTTTAAATGTAGGTACACCTTGGGGTAAAAAATTAATTAAATTAAAAAGACCATATAATGAAAATATTTATACTGGTTTTTTAGAAGTATTACAAATTGCAGATTTAATTGATAACAAATATTTTGAAAAAATAATTAAATATAAAAATAAATAAAATGAGTGAAGAAATAAAAAATGCAACACAAGTTGCTGAATTAGAAAAAATAGAAAAAATTAAGGTATCATTAGATAGAATAGTAAATAAAAAATCAAAATTTTTATTTTGTGTACCTGAATCTACTAATCCTGTTGCAAGTGTATATGAACTTTATTTTCATGCCACTGTAGTAAAAAATATGGGATATGAAGTAATAATTATGGTAGAAAAGGGTGATTATGTTATACCTGTTTGGATTGAAAAAGAACTTACAAATCATAAACATGTACCTATGTCAGACCCTAAACTTACTGTAGGTCCTGAAGATATTATGATAATTCCTGAAGTATTTTCAAATGTAATGGAACAAACTAAAAATTTACCTTGTGTAAGAATAGGTCTATTACAATCGGTTGATTATATGATTAATTCATTAATTCCGGGTACTGATTGGTCTTCATTTGGTATATATGATATCATTACCACCTCTCCAACACTTAAAGAATGGATTGATGTATTTTATGGTAAAAAATTCAATATTAAAACATATAATATTGGAATTCCTGAATATTTTGAAAGGTCAAATATTCCACAAAAGCCAATAATTTCAGTAATTGGTAGAAATGCGAATGAAATTTCAAAATTTGTAAAATTATTTTTTTGTAAATATCCACAATATAGTTGGGTAACATTTGACCCAATGGTTACAAAAAGCAAACCACCACAACCAATGCGTAGAGTTGACTTTGCTAAAAGATTACAAGGCAATTTTGCTGCAGTTTGGATTGATAGAATTGCAAGTTTTGGTACATTTCCTCTTGAATGTATGAAATCTGGCACAATTCCAATTTGTTTAAAACCAGATATTATGCCTGAATATATGATTGAAAGAGATGAAAATGGTACACCAATTAAAGCAGTTGAAGGTGCTGGTGTATGGACTGATAATTATTATGACCTTCCTGTATTAGCAGGTGATGTACTTGTTAAATTTTTAGATGATAATATTAGTCCTGAATTATATGATTTAATGGAAAAAAATGCATCTAAATATAATCAAAACGATAGTGAAAAGCAATTAGTGGAAATTTATTCTAATTATATAACACAAAGAATTAATTTATTTCAGAATGTAATACAACCAATACAAGAAACTAATATAATAGAACCACCTGCTGTATCATAAAAATAATTATAAAATTTAAATAAAAATAAACATGAACGTTTCAATAATAATTCCAATACATGAATATAATGACCAGATTTCAAGTCTTTTAGATAAGGCAATCGAATCTATTAATAAACAAGAAAATATAACCGAATTACCTGAAGTACTTATAGTATATCCATTAAATCTTGATGGTGAAATTATTCCATTTAAAGATTCTATGCTTCGTAAGTATCAAGATAAAATTAAATTTAATTTAATACAAAATCAAGGTAAAACTGATTATCAATCACAAGTTAATTTAGCAGTTGATGCTGTAACTACTAATTATTTTTCAGTACTTGAATTTGATGATGAATATGGTACAACATTTTTTAGAAATGTAGAAAAATATATTCAAACATATCCAGAAATTGATATTTTTCTAACCATGATGATTGAAGTTAATGAAAAAAATGAGGGTATTAAATTAACAAATGAAACTGTTTGGGCACAACAATTTGTTGGTGAAAATGGCGAAATGGGTTATTTAAATGCTAATTCATTAAAACAATATTCTGATTTCAAATTAAGTGGCGCAGTAATTAAAAAATCTGACTTTATTAATCTCGGTAAATATAAATCTAATATTAAGTTAGCATTTATGTATGAATATTTACTTAGAGCATTAAATAACGCAAGTAAAGTATTTACAATTCCAAAAATTGGTTATAAACATCTATCAACACGTGAAGGTAGTATGTTTGATAGCTATTTAAAAAATATGCCAGTAGATGAAAGAAAATTTTGGTTTGAAACAGCAACTAAAGAATCTAATTTTTCTAATGATAGAGTAATCGACATGTCAAGACTTCAAAAATTAATTGTCGAATAAATAATTTGATTATTTTGATTCTATGATAAATGAAAGAAAATGAAAATGAATTCGAAGTTAGTGTACCATATTTTGCAGAAAAGGAAGAACAAGCAGTTATAGATTATATAAATTCTAATTCTTTAGAAGAAAAGAATAAAATTTATAATGAAATTCTTATTGAACCTTTTAAAAAAATGATACAATCCATATTAAGACGATATCCCATTCATATTGGTAATTACGATATGAGTGAGGTTGAATCAAATGCTCTTACACATTTAATCGAGCATATGGTAAAATTCAATCCAAATAAAATTACTAAATCGGGAAATAAAACAAAAGCATTTAGTTATTGCCAAACAATAATTAGAAATTATTATAAAGACCATAGCAAAAAAAGTTATACTGAAAAGAAAATTAATTTATCTTTTGATGATTATATTGATGAAATTAATCAAAATGTTGAATATACCTATGAAATTGAAACAGAAAGTCAGCATCAACTTGAGAAATTAATTAATTCTGTAATATCCAAAATTGAAGATAAAATCAATAATGACCCAATAATGAAAAGAAATGAAATTATTGTTGGTGATGCAATTGTTAATGTATTAAAAAATTGGCAAGTATTATTTATGGAAGATACTCCAGAAGGAAAATATAATAAAAGAGTTACAAATAAATTTGCTAAAAATAAAATTTTATTATATTTAAAAGAACAAACAGGATTATCCACAAAAGAAATAAGAATAGGCATTAAACCATTTAAAGAAATATATTTTTTACAAAAAACAGATTTTTTGGATGATTAAAATTTATCAAACAATAATTGATAAAAGTCATGGTAATTGTATGCAAGCAGCAATTGCCAGTTTACTTGAATTATCTCTCGAAGAAGTACCAAATTTTAATACATTAGGACACGAATGGTTTAATACGTTTTATCATTTTTTACATAAATATGGATATAATTATGATGGTGGTCTTTATAATAATAATCAATATAGAACAATAAATAAAAGAGAAGGAATACCAACTGTTAAATTACGAACCGAATTTTATAGATTAAAAAATATGGAAGGAGTTAAAGGATATTTCTATGCAAGTGTATATTCACCTAAATATTATAATCCAAATGATAAACCACCCACAACACATGCAGTTATTATTGATAAAAATTTAAATATTGTACATGACGTTAATCTTGAAAATATAAATATTATAAATTATCCAGAAAGTAAAAAACTTAAATATAATGGAATTCTTGATATTTTTATGATAAATCCACTTTCTAATTAATGTGTATTTATATGTACTAAAACTATAAAATTATGCCAAGACCAACTCGTAAACAATTAAAATTTGATGAAGAAAGCGTAAATAAATTACTTCAAGAAATTTATGACGAATCTCATAACATAAAAGCAAAAATTACTAGACTTTTTACAAAATGGGAAACTAAAGTAAAAGAAAGTGGCGAAGTTCAAGCTATTGGTGACCAAATTGTAAAATTAATTGCTGCTGAAGCTAAAAACCAAGACCAAAAAATCATGTTACTTCGTTATTTAAAAGAAGTTGTTTTTGATAATAAGGTTGGTGGTTTTAATAATAATTATAAAAGCAATAGAGAAGAAGAAAAGAGTGAAGTAACTACTGACAGAAGAAACGAATTACTTAAATTCGTTGCCGATGAATTGGAGAAAAAAGAAAATAAAAAAAAATAACGAATAATGAGTTTATCTGATAACAAAAGAGGTGTTTTTACCACTATTGGTGCATATACTTCATTAAATCAACAACAAAAAACACCAAGGTCAACTGATTTATATCCATCTGTTAATAATAAAAAAGATATAATTCCGTTTTTACTTGATGTATTAAAAACTGTTGCTGGTAGTGAAGCGTTAAAATTAGTGGTGGGACAAATGCTTACAAAAGTTGTTGGTAATTCAGAACCAAAATTAAAAACAGCACTAAAAAAACAATTTATACATTCAAATTCTGGGGATGCATTACCATCAACATATGCATCAGACGGTGTTATAATGCCAGTAAAAAATGTTGATACCACAGGTAAATATAAAGTTGATAAAAATTCAAGTGAAGGTAGTTTATTATATAATACTTCTACTCCAAATTTTGATAGTTCAGCACATGATGCTATTTTAAATTCTGGT